ACTCCGGCTTCTCTTCTTTTGGCGCTGCTCCAGAGATGTTACTAAGCATAGAGATCAACGCTGTTAGCGATGACCCCAACAGCCCCATGACAGCCGCTATTTTCGCCTCTTCCAAATACAGGCTGGCTACTACACCGATCACCACAATGGATGTGATGTAGGGTAGCCCGTGCTTGCCGATACTTTTCCCAGCTACATCTTTTGCGGTCGATTGCGCTTCTAACCGCTGTAGCTCTGCGCGTATCTCGGCCTTGTAATAATCGAGACTGCGCTTCTCTTCGTCCGTCATTGACCCTCACCGAAATAAAATCCTAATACTGTGCCATATATGCCGATCAGCACGGTCGCGTCGATCTGATTAGTTACCACTGTCTCGTAGACAACCAATCCCGTCAGCGATATGCCGATCAACTGACGTATCGCTTGTTTGCTCACCCAGCTATTGCGTCCATTACCGCCGCTCTTGTGCTGCGTTGGAGCAGACCCCTGCGGCATCACTTCGCTCATTACTCAGCACTGCTCCACGGCGCACTCTGCTCTCTGGGTGCGCTTGCACGCGCTTGTAACTGCGCCTCCAGACCTGCCTGCTGCTCTTGCCCCCATGCGGTCAGCTGATCAATCGCACGCTGTGGTAAGCCTGTCAGCGCGTCTAATGCGACGAAATCGGCAGCGGTCAGACTGCTCAGATCGAGTGAGACCCATGGATCTGTGCTTGCTACTTCGCCAGTGTCCGTGTCCGTGCAAGACGCGATGCAGACTACCGCTTCGATAACTTCAGTCTGCGTGCTGCCGTCACCGATCTCTTTAGATGGGGCCACGCGCAGTCTGTTGGTGATAGTAAGGTCATGTTGGTAAGCCATTGGTTATTCTCCTATCTGCTGTGATGCGGCAACATGGGCCGCATACGCATCTTTGATTTCTTGCGTCCATACCGCACTTGCAATCGCTTGCACCTCTGCGCTTTCACCGCTTACGTCTGCGTCTGGTGCGAGTGCTTTGCGCTCAAATGCGCGAGTTAGTTCTACGCCATCGCGCTCTACAACGGTAGCCGTTCGGACTTGTATGTGTTTGAATTGTCCCACGATTTCGATTTTGTCTTCTTCTATGCGTTCTGTTAGTGCCATTAGTTAGTCTCCTTATGCGGCTTCGTAAACACCGCCAATGATTACATATTTTCCGCTTAAACTTGCATTTGTGACGGCCACAGGTGAGGCCGCAGATTCAATAATTCCTATTGCTGTAGGTAAATTGCTTACATAACCGCTTACAGTAACATCTGATCTATTAGTAACACAGGCCATTGTTGTCCGTTGTGCGGTTGAATTTGTAAACGGTAGTGATATGCGAACTCCTGCTGTGTTTGTCGTAGTTGGGTATGTTAGTTCTATGCTGATCCAAACCAATTTGCCAATCTTTACGTATCTGTTACTTGTTACGGTAAACGACAAACCTGCCCCCGATTGATCAGTTACAGAGTAGGTTCCCTCTTCGTAGTCATCCAACGCATTGGCCGCAGCGGTATCTCCGTTGAACGTGATGCCGCCAGAGGCGAGGATGCGTGCCTTCTCACTACTGCCGACTTGAAACGTAATAGGCTGACCAGACGCAGAATCTAAATTTACCGCTACACCAGAGTTCGCCTGCACTGTCAGTGCTGACGATGTTCCAAACATTGAACCACCGCCACCACCGCTTGCTTTTACATCTACTCGTCCTACAGACGTTCCATTAACTGTGAGGGATGTCTGGTTAGATAGAGCAACTGGCGATGCCGTTCCCAATCCGAGATTGCCTGCCGATGTCAGCCACATTTTGTTGGATTGCGCTGTAGCAAACGCCATTTGGTCAGTGCTGTGCGTGTAGAATATGCGCCCTGCCCATGCGCTTGCATCGCTAAACAGAATACCAGAATCCGTCCCTGCGATCTCGATCATCGAGGTACTATTTTCCTCAACTGCGAGATTAGTGTTGCTGTCTGGCGTAAACCCGCTTAAAGTGCTTTCGCGGATGTGGGTGCGACACGATGGCGAGGTCGTTCCGATGCCGACATTGCCTGCGCTTGTGATAACTGCTTTTATGCTACCTGCGGTCTGAAAGTGCAAAGAATCAGCACCCCCACCCAATGCTGTGCCGTGGTCATACACCACTGCACCTCGTGTGGCTACGTCATCAGAAAACGTAATACCAGAGTAATGAGTTGTGCCTGTTGCAAATTCGAGGTATGTCTGACCATTATTTTCTAAAATCAGTTGAGCGTTACCAGAGGAATGAGCCGCAGACGGATCACCAGCAGACCCGATTATGTGTAAACTCGCATCAGCCGAAGAAGTGTTTACTCCCACGCGATCTGCTGACGCATCGACGAAGAGCGTGTCGGTGTCAACGGCGAGGTCACCGTTATCTATTTTCATCGCCACAGCGCCGTCACTATACCAAAAATGATCACCGCTGCCGAAATAATACGACTCGTCTGACACTAATGATGAGCCGTTATAAATCCCACTATAGGTCGAGTCGCTGTAAAATTTAACTTTTGCAGTATTGCTTCCGATTTCCGCTCCACCGTTGCCCGAAATCAGACCGCTGAACGTTGCCGTCGTGCCTGTGAGTCCGCCTGTGAACGTCCCTGTCGTGCCGCTGATCGTGCCGCCTGTGACGTTGCCGCTGATATTGCCAGTGACATCACCTGTTAGGTTGCCTGTCACATTGCCAGTTACATTTCCTGTAAGATTACCAGTGACATCACCTGTAACATCACCAGTTACATTCCCAGTGACGTTGCCAGTCAACGCACCGCTCACGCCACCCGATGCGGTGATAAGGCCAGTTACGCCCAGTGTGCCACCTACCACGCCATTGCCGCTGAGATACAGGTTACGGGGCCGTGTAGCACCCGATGCGCCGATGTCATAGGTGTTGTCGGTGAAGATCAAGTTGCTGGTGACGGTACTGTTGACGGTGAGCGTATCGGCACTGGAATCACCGATGGTGGTGTTGCCATTGAGCGTTATGCCGCCTGTTAGCGTCAGCGTGCCGCCGATGGTGACGTTGTTGGTGACCGTCACATCATCGACAAACAAGTTCGCCCAGCGCACACCTGTCGTTCCTAGGTCGTCTGTCGAGTCAGTGTCAGATACGATATTACCGCCCGACGTTATGCCGGCAGAAGCCGTTATAGCGCCCGTAGACTCAAACGTGCCAGATAGGGCCAAGTTGTTGATGCGGTTGCTGCCCGTTGCGTCAGCGAGGTTGCGCGAGGCGTCTACGACCAGCGCCTTCGATGCGGTAGCTTGCCCTGCCGTCACGCCCAAGTTCGTTGCGTCCAGCCCACCGTTGATGGCGCTGCTGGTCAGCAAGTTATCGAACTCGTTGTTCAGCTGGGCGGCTGTAAGGATCGCGCCGCTGGCAAATGTATGTACTCTTGATACGGTTCCCATTAGTTGCCCCTGTTACCCTGTGTGCGTCCTAATCTGGACAATAAAGTCTCGCGTTCTTGCGCTCGCTCTCCACCGCTTTGCGCTCTTTCGGTCATTGTTCCAGCTTGCAGTAATGTGCTTAATGTAGATTGCTGCTCTCTCGACATAGTTTCTTGCACGATGTCCCGCAACTTTTCCAGCGCTGTAACTGTTTCGGTTACATCTTTTGGAGTTACATCACGCTCTGATTTCCCAGTTCTTTCTGCGGCTAACTTCCTCAATCCTTTATATCTATCGGCGACACTCTGTCTTGCTTTTCCAGCCGCTTGCCCAGCCCGTGAGCCACCTGCCACAACTGCGTCCAGCACCCCCGTAGCCTTATCTTTTAGCAGCCTAACGCCATCTGGAGAATATAGGTAACTCAGCGCCATACCGCCAAAGCGGGGACTAAACTGAGCCAATGATATAGGTGTTAGTAAGCCACCCATTAGATTGTAACCAAGTAGTCCTCGTCCAAGCTGGCTTATCTCTGATCGAACAACAAGGCCGTCACCAAATAGTGGACGCATACTGTAACCCAACACCTTGGGTATAAGATATGGGTTATTCGTTTCATCTGCGAGCCTCTGCAAGTTGGCAAAAGAAAGCTCACTCTCATTGTCACCAAACGCCTTGAGGACAGACCGTAACACCTGCTGCGGATCCCCCGACTGTCTGATAACCTCAAAATCTGTATCGCCAAACTTGCGCTGTGGATCTTTTATGCCCAACGTCTGCCCAATCAACCTCATGCGGTTGGTGTAGTCTTCGTATTGGGCCATTGCTTGTTGGTAAAAATTAGCATTGGGGCTGGAGGTTCTTCCAAGCACTTGTTCTGCTTGTGGCGTTTCGTATGACTTAATGATGGTTTCATAAATCATGTCGCGCAGTTGCTGTAGGGCAGCTTGAGCAGTTTTGGTTACGCCCGCATCTTTAGCATCATCTACTGCTCTTTTAGACAGGTCTAAATCGTATACTTTTTTGCCGTCATTGTTTAAGATGTTTTCAAATGCTTCCCTTATGGCCCCCGGATTCTCCATCAACCTTACTATTTCGCCGCCCTCATCTAATATAACTTCGTACTTAGTGGGGGTTACACCTTCCGTGGGCGTGTAAGGCGTCATTTGACCTGCATCATCAACTTCAAATAGTCTCTCTACTCCGTCTTCACCCCTAACCTTCGCTACTCTCTTTTCGTCTTTGACTCGCTTTATTACAATCCCATACCTACTTAAATCGCCACCCTTATTAAATCTTTGTATTATTTGAGATTTAAGGCCGGGCATATCGACATCTATTTCGTCCATCTTGAGGGCTGTTCTGGCTTCTTTAGACGCCCCTTGCATTTTCTCTTGATACTTCTTTGTTGCCTTAGTTAGCTCGTCTAAAACGTCTTCACCAACCGCTCTGCCGGGTTCCGGCTTTTTGTTTACAACATCCAACATTACTTGGCGAAAACTTTGGTCACTTAGCTTACTGTAGTCAATAACTTTCTGTATTACATTCTGACCCAAACCTGTGGTAAACCCAAACCACGCAGAAATCAGCCCATCAAACACACTGCCAGCTTTTACAGGTTCAGCCCTGCCGCCCGACACGGCTTTAATGCCTTCAGTGCTTACCTCTTCTACCTTTTCTATACCTCTTCTCAGCGCGTCGTAAGCCTGCTCGCGTGTAACTCCCTTGACCGTATCAGTTACACCGCCCATCACCTCTCTAAACCTATCAACAAACCCCGGAGCAAACTCAGTTGCACCTTCAACGGCGTCAGTTACATCGTCTATGGCTGCCTTGGCTTTGCTACCTTCATACTTTACCCTTAACGGCTCTACGACGAATCTATTGCCAGCTTTCATGCCAACGCCCAACCCAAACTTGCCAGCCTTCAAACCGGCCTTGGCTGTGCCTTTTGTAACTGCTTTCGCTGCTCTGTAACCAGCCTTTGGCACAACCAATGTCGGGTCTAATGCTTGCGCCGTAGCACCAACGCGCTCGGCTGCTTTTGCTACACTGGCAGCTGCTCCACCAGCATCAGTTCCACCAACTGCTCTTGCTGCTCGGCCTACGCCCCGTGCGCCCAGTGACGCACCTTTAGCAGCTACGGATGTGCCACCAGCCAACATGCCCAAGATGTCGAGGGGGCGCTCTTGTATCCCGCGCCCGGTAAACTCAAACTCATCGCCCACCTTATCGAAGCCAGCCGACTCAGCTATACCTCGACCTAATTGCTCGGCTACACGCTTATTTTCTGGGCTAATATCTGTTCCAAGTGCCAACTCAGCCGCACCTGCTGCACCTCGACCCAGCGCCTCTGCTGTATCCAGCGGGTTCATTACTGCTGTAGCTAAGTCTTCAGCAATAGCCCCTGCACTGGACGGCAGGTTGCCCAGCGTCTTGAGGATGTTGAACCCCTCTTCTGGGTCGTAGGCAAACGTAGCTCTGTCATCCTCTTCAGATACACGCACATCCAGTTCATTGCCATACTTTTCGGCAAACTCCAACCCTAACGATTCGCTATTGCGGTTGGCAAACTCTGGCTTGGCTTTCTTTACTGCTTCACCAAGCTCGATGTATGTATTAAACCTATATGCCATTACTGTCTACTTATCCTGTCGAGAGGATTGTCAGATAAGATATTTCCAAGCCTGTCGGCATCACTTTCTGATTGACCTTGATCGGTTTCGTATAAATCATTTCGGATATAGTCAACATTAAAGTTGCCTCCCTCCAAAAGACGAAGATCCCTTTCTAATGATCCAACTAAAGTGCTTCTAAACACTTTTGCTATATCCAACGATGTCTTCATCTCATCTTTTTGCGTAAAAAGCTGTTTGTCAATTCTTTCGATGTCTTGATTACTCAACGTGCCGCCATACGAAGAAGCTATTGCTTGAATCAAGCTCTGCCTTCTTGCTTCAGCTTCTGCTGCATCCCCACCAAACAGTAACTGAGGAACATTGTCGAGGCTATACCGACCTTTTTCAAGGAATGTAAAATCAGCATCCTCAAGAAAATCAGTTAGCTCATCTGCCTTAGCGACAGCTTGTATGCGAGAAGAAAGTTCTAATATCTGAGGTGCTTTTAACTGCTGTCCTACTGGCTGTTTATTGTTTTCAGCCTCGAAAATCTCTCTGCGAAGCTGTAACTCATCTTCTTGGACTTTAGCCATCCTGTTTTTGTAATTTTCCGTATTCCTACTTGTAGTCTCTGCTAGCTCGAATCTCCTCTCAGCTAACTCAGCCGCCCGCTTATCTAAGTCGGCTGCGCTCTGCTCCAAGCCAGCCTTACGCTTACGTTCATCTTCAGCAACCTGTCGAGCCAGTTCGCTCTTGTATGCTGCTCCACCGCCCTGTAGCGCCTTGCCAAGCGTATCCAGCGACATAAAGCCACCTGTATCTGCTTGCGCCCGTTCTACCGTAGGACGCGCTCTGCCGCCCGTTAAAGCCGATATAAGGTTAGCCCGTGCTACACGCTGATTTGTGGTGCGATCTGCTCGACGTTGTGCGCGGTTCTGGGCTGCGTTGGAGATCAAGCCACCAAGTAGCTGTGCGCCCGATGCAGCCAGTTCTGGGTTGTCTGTAATAGCTTTCCCGATTCGGGACAGTAGCCCAACCTCTACGCCTTCGCTTACTGGAGATATTTCACCCTCTTCTGCTCTTTCAGTAGACAGCTGTGCGCGAGGGTCTGTTGATCGGCGCTGGGTCGTATCCATACCAGCAACTAAATCCCGTAACGAACTCTCCCTATCTTGTTTTTCAAAGGTTCTCTTTGCTATGGGATCAGCGCCCTCTGCTACTAATCGTTCTCTGTATTCTGGCTCGTCTTTTTCTCCGGGAAATGCCCCAAGAGAGCCGTCTAAGCCCTGTTCTACAGTTTGCCGACCACCAAACGTAAGAGCCTCATTGCGGCCACGGCCTACGCGACCACCACGCTGAACGTCTGATAAGCCAGAATCAGAACTTCCTTTAGCGCGGCCACTTCTCGTAGTGCCTCTGTATACCGTTTCCTCTTCTGGTGGCAGATCGGCTCTTCGTTGTAACTCAGCAGCACGCACCGCCGCACGTCCGCTTCCGCGTTGCGTTTCGGGCGCAAAAGCGCCTAAATTTGCAAAGTCGGCTATTGATAGCGAGCCATAATCTTGGCCTACGTCTCGCGCTTGCTCTGGCGTTATCAATCCTTGGCGCAATAGCCTCAATAGCTCGTCTTCTTCGGGGTTGCCCGTGCCAAACATATTCATCGTATCTACCTATCGCGTCATATTGTAAAAAGGATCTTGCTGCATTGGTGGCATCTGCCCACCACCGCCTTGTCCTCCACCAATACCACTCAGCCCCTTGCCGATCAGACTCGTCAGCAGTTGCTGCGTCAGTGGATCGGACATAACCTGCTGTGCCATACCCGGCCCCTGCATACCGCCTTGCGTGGGTTGGG